GTGTGAAGTATTCGATAAGATTCAACAAAACAAGAGGTCAAGAAGGTAGGGGAACACCTGATCATTGTTGGAGGGTGTTTGAAGATGGAAAAGAATATTTATTTAAAAATGTAAAAATAAATATTCCTTGTGAAACTGAAAAAGACCAAAATGGTCAAGATTGGAATTTTGTCTGTTATGGCAAGATGCAAATAGATCGTGAAACATCAACTGCAATCATTGGAGAATAATCATGCAATTTTTGAAAGAAATCAGAGCACATTTACAGGATTTTGAAACAGAAGTTTCAGATGAACTGCATAGGTTTATTGACTACTTGCACACAAAATATCCTGAAGTAAAAGATGCTGTTGTTCAGCCTCCAGTATCTTTGGTAACTGCACCTGAGCCCACATTTGTTGCTCCTGTGCTTGATACTGTTGAACAACCTGTGGAGACTGAAAATGTTACTAATAGTGATACCCCTGTTTCTGCTGATCCTGCTCCAGTTGTGGATACACCAGTTGTAGACCCAACGCCTGCACCTCAGCCAGATCCAGAGCCAGCACCATCTAAGGAGTAAATCATGAGTGAACAGTGGATACAAAAAGCAATCAAACATAAGGGTGCTTTGCATAAAGCCCTTGGTGTACCTGAGGGCAAAAAAATACCTATGAAGAAGTTGGCTGTTAAGTCCACTGATTCACCCAAGATGGCAAAGCGTAAAAACTTGGCTAAGACTTTAAGAGGGTTTGACTGATGTCTGCTGATGTCGAGAAGGACCTTGCTGTCCATGAGGCTATCTGCACTGAAAGGTATAACCATATCTTTCAGATGCTGAAGGATGGGGACAAGCGAATGACGAAGATAGAGTATTTGCTCTATGGGGTGATGGTTTTGGTGCTGTTGGGCCCCGGCGTTGCTGGCACGTTCTTCAAACACTTTTTTGGGGTGTAACAAATTGATCCATTCACCCTCGTTGCCCTTGCTTCAGGTGCTTTCAAGCTCTGCAAAGACGCTTGTGAGATGTACAAGGAAGGGCGTCAAATTGTTACTGACATTGCCAAGGAAGTTGATGGAGTTATCAAAGACGTTAAGACAGTACAGAAGAAAGCCAAGGGTCTTCTTGGGTTCCTGAGTGCTGTTTTTGGTAAAAAAGAGGAAGTGCAACCAGAAGTTGCACAACCTGTTAAGAAAGTTAAGAAAAAGAAAGAGCCTCCACCAGAGTTTGACGAAAACCTCATTTACCAACAAGTCAGTGATGCTCTCATCAAGTTCTTTCAAGCGTATAACTCGCTGAAGAATTACGTTAAAGAACAGGAAGAATTTGCTCTCCATGCAAATAATGACGAGGGTCAGGAGGCGGCGATCAAGATCACGATTGCCAATTTGCAGATGGAGAAGTTGAATACGGAGCTGAGTGACTACATGGTGTACCACGTTCCACATGAGTTGAAGGATTTGTACACTCGTGTCAATCAGCAAATTGGTCACATTGCCAACGTGCAGGCTCTAGCAAGGAGAGAAGAAATGCTAAAGGAGCGTAGGGCAAAATGGCAACGTCAGCAAAAGGCAGATCTAATCAAGGGAAGAATGGTGGCTACAGCAATTACAGTGCTGATGCTGATGTGGATATGGCTAATGATTCTAAGCATGACACACTCGCCATCTTACTGATTGTTGTTCTATTGGTCGTTTTGTTATTGTTGATTCCCCTGATTGCTTGGATGTATGTGGATGTGAGGCAGATGGAACTTAGGGTCAACAAAGCTTTGACAAGGATTGAAGGGAAATGATTAAAAAATTCAATTTTGTATATACGTCAGTATTGATATGTATACTTTTCCCGTTTTTGTGTTCATGTGAAGACAAATATAGATATATATGTCAGGACTTTGACCACTTTCAAGACAAAGAATGTCAACATCCTCGCTGTGAGTTCAGTCAAACTTGCCCTGAGTACCTAGTAGCACCAGTTCTGGAGAAGAAAGTTGAACAAGCTAACAAATGATGAAATAGAAACGAGGGTATGGGCATTTGTGGTCATATCCATCACTGCTGTTCTATTTTTTATTGTTATTTCCTTGATTTACAGGACTACTTTTGTAATTCAGCCCCTCAAAGCCATATCACCGATGGACCAAGCTGATCAAAAGATGTTAAATGACATCGTTCTCTTGATTGTAGGTGCCATAGGAGGCGTAGCAGGCAAAAAAGTAGCTGGTGGAGTAGCAAGTACCATAGGAGCTATAAAACAAGCTACAGCTCCAACTATGCCCATGAATTGCTATGGTATGCAAGGCCAGCCCATGATGGGGCAAATGGGGCAAAACTTTGGGTCAAACTTTGCCTCAACCCAACCTTTTGGATCTTTGCCTACCTTTAAGAATCCTCAGTTTGACGAGTCTTGGACGCCACCACCACCACCTAAAGGTCCACCAACCTTAGAAGATGATGAAATAAGAGAACACATGGCTATGGCTAGAGCAGAGGCTAAAAATGCTTAGTATGCTCTCATGGTTTTTTGATGACTTGTTTTATTGGCTAGCAGTTATTGCTTTGGCAGTTGGTGCAGTTGCTTATGTATTGAGTTATCTAGTAGGGTTTCTCCCTATGTTAAAGCCCCACGCTTTCATAATGAAAGTTGTGGGTTTTTTGTTAGTCATCGCAGGAGGTTATTATGTTGCTGATCACAGAGGCTATCAAAGACGAGTTGACGAAGATAAAGCAGAAATTGAAAGACTTAATGGCGAAGCTCGTGCAAAAGAAGCAGAACTCGGGCAAAAGCTCGCAAGAGCCACCAGCCAACTAAAACAGGCCAAAAATGACATTAAAACCAAGCAAAATAGTATTAATGCTCGCATTGACTCTGGCGAGTTGCGCCTCCCCTCCACCTGTGGTGTACAAGCCAGTGCAGGTTCCTCCACTGGGGATGGAGCCTCTGGAGCCGAATCTGACAGACAGGCTATTAAAGATATTGTCCAAATCGCCTCAGATGGAGACTCAGCCATCGTCAGCTACAACTCCTGCATCGCCCGTTACAACCAAGTAATGGAAACCGTGAATGAGGGTGTCAAATGATTACAGCAGAAAAGCTCCATGCTCTAGGGATAGGTCCTGAGTGGGTAGACCCCTTAAAAGAGACTTTTGAACGTTTTAAGATCAATTCTGTGGCTCAAGAAGCTAGGTTTATTGCCCAAGCCTCCCATGAATCCAACCATTTCAGAGCTTTAGAGGAAAACTTGAACTACAAGGCTGAGTCTTTGATGAAACTTTGGTCTAAGCGTTTTCCCACTATTGAAGAAGCTAACAAGTACGCCAGACAGCCTCAGTTGATTGCAAACCACATCTACAGTAACCGTATGGGAAACCGAGATGAGGCTTCTGGGGATGGATGGAGGTTCAGAGGGGGTGGTCTCTTTCAGCTTACAGGACACGACAATTACTGGCACTGTGGACAAGCTTTGGGGCTCGACTTGGTTATGCAACCTGAGCTGGTCAGACAGCCAAGGGTAGCCTGTCTAAGTGCAGGTTGGTTCTGGTCTACCCATGGATGCAATTCTCTGGCAGAGGCTGGTGACGATCTTGGCTTGACCAAACGAATCAACGGTGGAACGATTGGGCTAGATGACAGGAAAGCTCAAACAGAACACGCTTTACAAGTCCTTGCTTGAAGGGGTATAGGTAGTTAAAATGACTAAAAGAATGGCTAAATCATGACCACTACAACGACTCCATCATTCGTTTTAACTTATAACTCTTTAGTCACTACTGTTGAACAGTACCTAGAGCGTAATGACACAGCCCTTGTTAATCAAATACCTACTTTCATAACTCTTTGTGAGTTTGAAATAGCTCAAGAAATCAAGACCTTAGGTCAGTTACAAGTAGTTGAATCTACGATGACTGCAGGTAACAATGTGATACCAAAGCCAGCAAGATGGCGCAAAACTGTATCGATGAATATAACAAACAATGGCTCTAAACAGCCTGTTTTTTTGCGTAAATACGAATATCTTGAGCAGTATGCACCATCTGGATCAACCACTGGTACACCCAAATATTATGGTGACTATGACTATGAACATTGGTTAGTTGCACCTACACCTGATCAAGCATACTCATTTGAGGTTCTTTTTTACGAAAGAATTCAACCTCTTGCAAGTGACAACCAAACAAATTGGCTGACTAGGAATGCACCAAATGCGATGATTTTTGGTACGTTGTTGCAAGCGATGATTTTCTTGAAAAACGATCAGAGGCAGATATTTCAACAGAAGTACGATGCCGCCATCGCCGCCCTCAAAACCGAGGACACCTCCCGTTTGGCTGACAGACAAGCCATCGCACTGGATAGCTAATCATGACCACATATACCGATCCGTTCACAGGCCAGACGATCAGCCCTACCCAAGTTGGGTACGAGGCTTTAAGTATTTCTTTGAATACATACCTTCAGTGGCCTATCAATGGCAACACTGGTTCTGTTGTGGCAAACATCATCGATGTCACTGCTACGACTACAAGTCTATCTTTGATTTTGCCTCCTGCAACCCAAGTTTCTACAGGTCAATCAACCTTGATCAGAAACGTTGGATCTAACCCATTTACAGTTACAGACATTCTTGGAAATACTCTGATTACCATAGCCTCAGGCTTGGCGTATTACATATATTTAACCAACAATTCAACTTACGCTGGTACTTGGGCTGAGATTCAATTTGGTGCTGGTACATCATCTGCAAATGCTTCTACTCTTGCAGGGTATGGTTTAACAGCAATTAACACCACGCTTAATCAAGCTTACACAGTAAGCAATATCTACTCCAGTGCAACTTTAAGTGCATCAAGTAGAGCACAAATGTTTGTTTGGTCTACTGGTGCTGGAACGATTACTTTACCCTCATCAGGTACTGTAGGCAATAACTGGTTTGTAATTATTAAAAACAATGGTACTGGTATCGTAACCATTACTCCTTCAGGATCTGACACAATCGATGGAAATTCAAACCAACAACTTCAGCTTACTGAGTCCTTGGTCGTTGTTTGTAATGGCTCAGGCTTTAATACCTATGCTTATGGTAGGTCTAATGCTTTTGCATACACCCAGCTTGCTGTTAGCGTTACAGGTGGGACGTATGTACTGAGTTCAGCGCAGGCTTCAAACACGATACAGACCTACACTGGTACTTTGACCTCAAATCAGATCTTACAAGTACCTTCTACAGTTCAGTTGTATTCAATTACCAATAACACCACTGGTGCTTACACTTTCACTATACAAACGAGCGTTGGTGGCAGTGGTACTTTGGTGGTTGCACAAAATCAATCTGTAATTGCAATTTGTGATGGAACAAACGTATACAACGCCAACTCTGGAGCTGTGGGAACGTTTACAAACGTTACGCTGGCCGCAGGCACTGCCTCCACCCCCAGCCTCAACTTTACTGGCAACACAACCACAGGTTTGTATCTTCCTGCCAGCAACACTGTAGGTGTAACCATCAATGGAACTTTAGGTGCGTTGTTTTCAGCATTTGGACTTTATGTTCCTAATGGAATCTCTGGGGGTTCTTTTTAATGTCTGAAAAAGTCATATCCCTAAACATCAAAGCTGGCATCCAGAGGGATGGTACTTTGTTTGATTCTCCATCTTATGTGGATGGGGTATGGGTGCGCTTTCAGCGTGGTAGACCTCGTAAAATTGGTGGATACAACGGTATTTTTAACAATGCCTCAGACATATCCCGTGGCATGACAATGACTTCTGTTGGAGGCATTAACTATGTGCTTTCTGGCTATTCTGCAGGGTTGGAGCAGTGGCAAACCAATAACGTTAATGGTACTGGGTATGGTCCAGTGCAGTATACGCTGAACTATTTCACTAGTTCAACGAATAATTTGTGGCAATTTGATATTGCACATGATGCTGGTGGTAATGGGCAGACGCTTGTAGCGCACCCGGGGCAGAACCTCTCAGCCATTGACAACACTGTGAACACGCCTGTTTTGTACGGCAAGTTCCCCGGGGGGACGATGAACAAAGTAGGCATTTTCAGTGACTTTGGTGCTACCACCAATGGCTCAAATACCCTCACTTTAAGCTCCACAGATATCAAAGTAGGTGCTGGTCAATTGATCACTGGCACCTATATTCCCACTGGAACGACTGTTGTTTCTGTTGTCACCAACACAGTAACCATGTCTCAAAATGCCACTGGAACCACTCCTAGCCTTACTGGTGTTGCTATCACAGGAACTGGAGGCCAATTTTCTTGCACCTCCACCACTTTGGCTACAGGTGAAGCAGTCGTTATCACAGGAACGCTTACAGGAACTGGTTCTATCCTGAACTATGCAAGCCCTAAGACTTATTACATCATTGCAACCAATGGTTCGACAACGTTCACACTATCGAGCACCCTTGGTGGAACAGCCATTACAACTACTGCAGGAACAACTGCAGGGTTAACTTTTACTTTGTATACATCAGTGACTTTTGACAATCAAATCGCTGTTTCTGGTGGTTGTGTTGTGATTCACCCTTACCTTTTTGTTTATGGTAACGATGGATTGATTCAAAACAGTTCAGCAGGAGACTTCAACAACTGGGTTGCTTCTGATGCAAACATCAACAACGTAGCCACAGGAAAGATTGTTAAGGGCTTACCTGTCAGGGGTGGTACAACTTCACCCTCTGGCCTATTTTGGGCTTTGGATTCATTGATTAGGGTTAGCTTTACACCTACAACTTCAGGTAGTTATAGCTATTTCTGGACTTATGACATCATTTCTAGCCAGACCTCTATATTGTCTTCAAGTTCAGTTATTGAATACGATGGCTTGTACTATTGGGCTGGTGTTGATAGATTTTTGGTCTACAACGGTGTTGTTCAAGAAGTACCTAATACTTTGAACCAAAATTACTTTTTTGACAACCTGAACTATGCTCAAAGGCAAAAAGTTTGGGTTACCAAGGTACCACGCTGGGGTGAAATATGGTGGTTTTACCCTAGGGGTTCTGCAACTGAATGCACAGATGCTGTTATCTATAACGTTAGAGAGCAAACTTGGTACGATGCTGGTCAAGCTATAGGTGCTAGAAGATCTGCAGGGACCTTTTCTGAGGTTTTCCATTACCCTATCTGGGGAAGTAACGTTCCAACAGGCTATGAAGTCACATCAGTTACTATTGTGAGTGGTGGTTCTAGTTATGCTGTAAACGATGTAGTTGCATTAAGTGGTGGATCTGGTACTAATTCATTGTTCACAGTAACGAGCGTTTCTGGTGGGGCTGTTACTGGATTGACGCTTGTGAATGGTGGTTCGTACCAAAGCGTTTTGAGTGGAACACTTTCAACGATTGCTCGTGCACCATCGAGTGGAACTGGTTTAACGGTTTCTGTGACAATGTCTCAGTTTTATACAATTTGGCAACATGAGACTGGTACGGATCAGGTGTATTTAACAAATGTAGATGCAGTGCAGAGCTACATTGAAACAAACAATATTGGGTGGGTGACAGGGGGCCCCGGGGCGATGGACCCCTCTGGCACCAACCGTTGGATTCGAGTCGAGCGAGTCGAGCCAGATTTTGTTCAAAATGGCAATATGAACCTCTACATCACTGGCAAAGGCTACGCTGACGATAGCGATGTCACCACTGGACCATATACATTTAGCCCCACAACGCTTAAAATCGACATGAGAGAGCAAAGGCGTGAGATGAGAATCAGGTTTGAGAGCAACACCTATGGTGGAAACTACCAAATGGGTAAAGTTTTGCTGTCATGTGAGATTGGCGATGAACGCTCTACAGGTAACCCATAATGGTTGTTTACGATCCTCGTGGGCATACTTGGGACGCATGGTGTGCTCATATGGCAGAACTTTTTGCTCCAAACCAACTTGGGACTTTGCCTGAGGAAAATTGGAGAGAGTGGGCATCTGGTATGCAAGGCATTGGGTATTTTGTGCAATCAGGAGTACCTGATCACAGGGGTTTCCCAACGTGGCAAACATGGGCTGAAAGTTTAGTTGGAATAATGTCACTCCAAAAGGGACAAAAATGATAGAACACTTGTTAGCTCACGCTTTGGCAGACAACATAGCCAATGAGCCTGTCAACAACAATCCTCCACATATGTTGAAGGATGTGCACGAAATCGCCCATGCTCATCGCTTAACCAATGATATGAGTGGCAACCATGACGATCTTATCGTAACCATGGGTAATTTGGTTAGACAAGGTTTTAAGCCCATCAGATTTAACAATGTTATTTTCTTCTGTAAAGAAAAAGACAGAAACGTTCTCTTAGCCATTATCAATGGTGACCCACCTAGACAATATATCAATGCTTTGAGAAAAATGGCTAAGTTTCTCAAGAATAAAGGCATGAAATCCATTCTTATGTACGCTCAAAATGAGGGTACAGATTTGAGACTTGCACAGCTTGCAGGGTTAAAAAACATTACGATGAAACACTCAGGAATCAACCAGATTGATCCTTATGTTTTACATGGGGAGCTATAAATGAGTGGTGGTGTACTTGGTAAAGTTGTAGATGGTGTATCAGATGCAGTTTCTGATGTGGGAAACGCAGTTGGTAATGTGGTCAATCAGGTGGTGCAGAGTCCCATCCTGAGGGATGCCGCACTCGTTGCTGGTGCCATCTACGCACCTGAGCTTATTGCTTCTGTTGGAACAGATGCTGAGTCTGCTGACCTTGCGTTGGCGGCTCAAAGCTCTACGCCTGTTATGGCGAGCACGCCCGGTCTCATGACAGCAGAAGGAGCAGGAGACCTAACTGCTGGTACAGGCATAGCAGGTGGTACAACCTCCCTAGCTCCAGTTGCTAACGCAAGTGCTGGTCTGAACCCATCCTTTGATACCTTAGGTAATATTCTCCAGACTGGTGACATGAGTTCACAGTTAGCACCTAGTATCACTGACTTGAGTGGCAACGCCGCCTCTGGGGTTTCCACTTTGGGTGGTGCATCAACACCAGTTGCTCAAAGCATGGCAGATATCATGACGCCTACTGGCTACACCTATGCTGGTGATGCTCTGTCTACAGCTTCTGCGCTAGCAAATGCGGCCTCTGCACTCAAGGACGCAAAAACCTCACTTTCACCAACCCAAGGCTCTAGCTCAGGTTTTGCTTCTCCAGCAGGCCTTTCAGGAGGTTCAACCTCTGGTGGAGGCCAAGGTTCTACATCTCCATATAATGAAAACTTAAAACTGATGGGTGCTTATCAAATGCCTATTGAGAGCGTAAGCACATCAGGTATTGTTCCCTCGTTTAAAAATTTAAATGCCAAAAAAGGTGGTCATATCAATGATCATTTTGGGCACCCACATTACCCCAAATCACCCTTAGAAACGGTTTTTAGTACAAGGGGTGGTACGCACTATGTACAAGGTGCAGGAACAGGACAAAGTGATGATATTGATGCAAAATTGGCAGATGGAGAGTACGTTTTTGATGCTGACACTGTGGCCTCGTTGGGAGATGGGTCAAATAAAGCAGGTGCTCAGGCGTTGGACAAGATGAGAGAAGCAATCAGAGCACACAAGAGATCTGCTCCTGATGACAAAATACCACCTAAGGCAAAGAGTCCTTTGGCTTACTTACAAGAGGGGAATAGGAAATGACCACATCAAGTACAACAGGTTCTGGGTCTGGAAGTGGGGCGTTGGCTTTAGCAAATTTGCCAACGTTGAATAATTCTGGAAGTACATCGCTCACGCAAGGGGCTGCGGCCCCCAACGTGCAGACCTCCCAAACCTCTGCCACCTCTCTCGATCCCTTCTATTCAGCACTTTCGCAGGGTACGGCTCTGTACGGCATGAATGCGGCCCAGAACGCACAGTTTGCAGGACCAACAGCCAACCAAACGCTTGCCTTTAACAATGCAGATGCATTAACTAATTCTAAGGTTTATCAACCTTACTTGAATAATGCAACAAGTGCACTTTCTTCAGCTAATGGGCTGAACTCGGTGAACGCGGCCAACCAGTACCTCACTAACGCAACCACAAACAGCCCTCTGAATGCTGGTGCTTCTGCATTAGATCAAGCGATGTATACGAACCCAGCGTTGGCCGCAGCTGGGTACCTTGGCACAGCCTCTGCCATGAATCCATCCTCAGCAGGATCAGGTTTAATTAACCAAGGTGCTGGGATGAATGGCGCAACGGCTGGCGCAGGCTACCTAGGCCAAGGAGCAAACGCAAACATAGTTGGTGCTGGCTCAGGAGCAATCAACCAAGGTATCAACCAAAACGCCCTAGGCAGTGCACAAGGCTATTTAAGCCAAGGTGCTAACGCCAACGTTCTTGGACAGGCTCAGGGCTTGATTAACCAAGGTGCTAATGCAAATATTATGGGTGCAGTGTCACCATATTTGGCACAAGCAACGAATGCAAACATAGTTGGTGCTGGTTCAGGGCTAATTAATCAGGGTGCAAATGCAAACCTAACAGGAACTGCACAACCCTATGTGAACGCCGCCACCTCAGCAAACCAACTCGGTGCGTTTAATCCGTATGCAAGCGCGGCAACGCAACAGACTGGACTGGCCGCTGCCTCACCCTACCTCCAAGCTGGCACCCAGAACGCCGCACAGCTTGCAGGCCAATACATGAGCCCCTACCAACAAAGTGTAATTAATGCACTTGAGACACAGGGCCAGCAGAACATTAACCAAAACCTTTTGCCCTCTGCAAATGCTGGAGCTGTTGCCTCAGGTCAATTTGGTTCCTTGAGGGGTGAGGAGGTGTTGGGTCAGACTGTGGCTGATGCCAATACAGCACTGAATGCACAGATTGCAAACCAGTTGAATACTGGGTATGGACAGGCACTGGGCGCGGCCCAACAGGGACTCCAAAACCAACTCACTGCAGGTCAAACAGCAGGTGGTGTACAACAAGCCCAAGCCTCCAACTTGGCTAACTTGGGTAGCACAGCAGGCAGTTTGGTTGGTCAACAAGCTCAAACTCAATTGGCTGGTGGTCAATTGTTAGGAAATCTTGCAGGCCAACAAGCCCAAAATCAAATTACCTCAGGTATGGACCTAGGTCAATTGACCAATATGCAAGCACAGAATGCCTTACAAGCAGGAGCTTTGGCAGATACAGCAACCAATCAGCAGGCTCAAAATGCCTTGCAAGGTGCTTCTCTTACTGGTCAATTTGCCAATCAACAAGCCCAAAATGCTCTACAGGCTGGTGCTACTACAGGCAGTATTGCTAACCAACAAGCTCAGAATGCTATTGCAGGTGGTACAGCTCTTGGCAATTTGACTAACCAACAGGCTCAAAATGCATTGACTGCAGGAACAAGCTTAGGCAATTTAACCAATCAAGCTGGTCAAAATGCAATTACTGCAGGAACATCACTAGGCAACTTGACAAACCTTGGTGCACAGAATGCTATTCAATCAGGTCAGATTGCTGGCAACTTGACTGCACAACAAGCAAACACTTTGGCTCAAGTTGGTGCTACACAGGGTTCTTTGCAAAACGCACAGAATCAAGCAAACTTAACTGCTGGTCAGACTGCAGGTCAGTTGACTGCTTCTCAACAAGCTAACTTGATAGCACAAGCACAAACCCAAGGTAATTTGGGAACAACTGCTCAGTCTCTTGGATTGAACAACTTGAACGCCTTGTCTACACTTGGTGCTCAACAGCAGACAATCAACCAAAATCAACAGTTGTTTGGTCAACAGCAAGCTCAGGCATATGCTAACTTGTTGGCATCTTTGTCTAAGCCTACAACGACTACAGCGATTACACAGGCTCCTGCATCTATTTATCAGCCATCTGGCTTGGCAACAGCAACTGGCGCCTTATCTTTGCTCAATGGTGGTTTGCAAACAGCTAATGGTGCTAACCAGTTGTACAACACTTTGAGTGACAGAAGATTCAAGAGAAACGTAAGCTTGATTGGTGAAAACAATGGAATCAAGCTTTATAGCTTCCAATACCTCTGGAGCGATGACTGCTACGTTGGTGTGATGGCTCAAGATCTGTTGGGTACAGAGCACGAATCAGCAGTCACTGACAACGATGGAGTTTACACAGTTGATTACAGCAAGCTTGGATTCCCAATGATGTTGCTAAGTGATTACAACTCAACAACCGTTTAAAGATAATCAAATCATGCAAGACGCTCAAAATTCTGTTGGTGCTTTGGCTCAAGTTCAGCCAACGATGGACCAATCCCAAGCCAATCTTAGTTTGGGCTCTGATCCTGCATATTCTCTTAATTCAAACACAAGCTTGCCTGCATCTGTTTCAAATGCAAGCCCACTGCCTGTTGCTACACCTCAACAGCCTGTTCCTACTCCTGCTGTTAGTCCTTTTCAAGAACAACAAAACAAGTTGGACTTGATCTCTTCGCAGATACAAGATAGGTTAGAAAAAGGTTCTGGATCAAATGAAATTCCTTGGTTTGCTTTAGCTGGTGCTTTGTTGTCTCCAACCAGAACTGGTTCGTTTGGAGAGAGCCTAGGTAATGCTTCTAATGTTATGGCTCAATACCAATCTGAACAAAAGAAACAAGAGCTACCTAACTTGCAAGCAAGAATGGCTATCTTGCAACAAGACTTGGCTACCAAAAAGCAAAACAAACTTTTAGAACTTGCACCTCAAGCATTTACTACTGATAAAAATGGCAATCCAACATTAAATAATGATGTTTACAATCAAATGATGGGTATTGATCCTAAGATGGCTGGCGATCTTGCTAGTGGGCATATCAGTCTTTTGAAAGCATTAAAACCTGAGTACAAAGAAATTCCTGAGGGTGGAACTTTGGCTCAACTCAACAACGATGGAACAGTCAAAATTGTTGGTACTGGTGGCAAAAAAACAACCGATGAATTGAAAAATGCACACGCATACTTAGGCATTCAACCTGATGCAAATGGGAATTATGACCCAGCAGATGCAATTAAATTGCAAAACTATATGCAAAATACCAAGTTGAGTCCTGATGCAAAAACAGCGTTTGATGCACTAGGATTTAACTTGGGTCAAAAGCTTACACCTGAGCAAAGCGATCAATTGTTAGCTGAAATTAAAAGAATTAAAGAAGCTGGTTCAACTAAATTAAGTGTTAACACGCATACTCAAGAAGATTATGAATCTAAATTAGTTGGAGCTTTTGTTAAAGGACTTGATACAAGCAAATCAAAAGCTGATGAAGCAACTAAATTAATTGACAATATTCATACTGCTAGAAGAGCTGTTGAGTCAGGAAAGATTAATTTGGGACCACAAGCTCAGTTAGCAACTGTATTGCAACAAGTTGGAACAACTTTGGGTGTAGCTGGTAAAAATACACAAGAAACACTAGAAAACACCAGAAGATTGTTGCAATCACAAGCTAAGGCAAATTTAGCTTATGCAAGAATGGAAATGAAGGGCGAGGGAAGTATTACTGAAAATGAGAGGGCCTTGGTGGAGAGAGCGGCAGATGGAGACATCTCCATGACGCCTGCTGAAATTTTGGTATTGTTAAATGCAAACGAAAAACTTGCTCGCATGGCTATCCAATATCACAATGAGAAAGCCAGCCATATGCCAACTGGTGGTTCTTCAACTGCAGAATCAGTAAAACAAGATTATTTTGTGCCAATGCCAAGACCATACATATCTCAAAAAGATGCACAAGATTTTATGAATAAACAGAAGGCAGGTGCACAATGACAACGACTTTAACGCCTGAAAAAGAAGCTTATCTTTCCTCATTGAGTCAGGATGAGCTAAAAGCTTTAGCCAACAATAGTCAACCTCCTGCTGAACAACAGCAAAAAGAAGAGTATTTAAAATCGCTTTCACCAGAAGATTTGAAAATGCTTGCTGGTAAATCACCAGATGTTAGGCCACAAAATAATATTCCTTCACAAGCAGTACAAGACAAGTACAAGATTTGGAAAGATAATCCAACTGCGGCATCAGCTCTTTTTGGTATGAGAGAGGGCTTTGATGCTCTTGCTCAATTGCCTCCTGCTTTACTTGCAAGTGCATTCAGAAAAGCTGGTTTAAAAGATACGGCTGACTATTTTGAGAACGAAGCCCATACTGTAGGCAAAGAGGCCAAAGAAGCTTATGCAACAGCTCGTCAAGGTGATACATCTTTTGATACTGCTAGATTGATAGGTAACATTGCAGATCCTTTAAACCTACTAGGTCCTAGTATGATAGGTAAAGGAGTAAAGGCTGGAACAGAAGTAGCTTCTTTGTTGGGTAAACAAGGATTAGCGCAAGTAGGAACAACTCTAGGTGGTAAAACTGCAACAGGTTTAGGCACTAGCGTTTTTGGTGGTCTTACGCAAGGAGCTGATGACCCCAATCAAAATGTTCTTGATCAAAAAATTGGTCAAGTTGGTATTAGCGTTCTAGGTGGTCAACTTATCAATGCATTTGGTAATGTATTGGGAAAAGCTTTGATGCCTAAATTATCAGCTCAATTGCAAACCCTGAAAGATGCAGGAGTGGATATCAACAAGCTGTCGATTGGACAAGCTTTGGGTGGTATCTATAAGAAAACAGAAGATTTCCTGAGGGATGTGGTCCCCGGTGGTGCAGTCGAGCGTGCCCAACAACAAGGCGTCAACGAGTTTAGCAAAGGCTTGGTACGCAACATTGCCACCGATCTTGGATTGGATATTCCAGATCATTTCAATACCCAACAAACCATTAGTGCTGTTGATAAAGAGATAGGAAAGCTTTATAACACTATTCTTCCCAAGATTGGCACCATTGAGCCTACAAACAAAGCCAATCGTTTATCACAAGCTAGCCTTTTGTATGCACAAAAGAACATTAACGATCCTGCAGTTTTAAAAGAATACAATCAATTGGTTAACATGGTCAACAAAAGATATGTTGTTGACCCAACTGCTGGTAAGTTCATGTATGCCAGAAACTTTAAGGATTTAGATTCTAGACTTGGTTCTGAGATCAATAGTGCTTTTAGTAGCACTGCAGATAATGCTGTAGATCAAAGAGAAAAAGCCAAAGCTCTTTTATTATTACAGCAAAGCCTAAGAAGCATGGCTGAAGCCAAAGATCCAACGGGTATTCTAAAAAAAGCCAATTCTGCGAATTCTGCTCTTGCATTACCTCAAAGAACTGCTGGTACTTATGTAGAAGCCATGAAAAAAGAAGGTGCTTTCACGCCTTCTCAACTTATGACATCGGTAAAAGTCGAGAACACAGAAAGAAAATTAGCCCAAGGTGAAGGCAAACTTCAAAAAGAAGCTCAAGCTGGTGAAGATGTATTGGGGCAAAAACCGTCAAGCATTGAGCAAAAGTTAATTGAGCGTGGTGCAATAGGAGCAGGATTGGGTCTTACTGGTTATTTGGGTAGTCCAGAGACTGCCGCCTTGTTAGGGGGTGGTTTAACAGCAGGCACCAATGCCGCATATCATCC